CAAATCAGAAATGAGGCGCAAGCGAATTAAAAATTAACATCGCGGAGTGGAGCAGTTGGTAGCTCGCCAGGCTCATAACCTGGAGGTCGCATGTTCGAGTCCTGCCTCCGCAACTACAAGTGTCCGAAACACCTTTAAGCAAAGGGTTTCGGACACTTTCCGGTTTAGAGCCGGGACACAATTCGGGACACAAGTTCAACGATATAACATTGGTGCCATCGAGCAACAATGTTAAAAAAATGTTGATTTCAGAAAAACAACTTCTCTCACACAAAGAAATAGTAACATTTACTTTGCCGAAATTGCACAAAGGCAAATCATGGTATGTAGATTTTTTCGCATATGATCCTGCAAGAGACGGACTCAGACGAAAGAAATACATGCTCAATCATTTCAAAACACGTAAGGAAAAAGAGTGTATGGGCACAATTCTCATACACAACATATATCAAATGCTCATCGCTGGTTGGAATCCGTTTACCCAAGGGAAACGGACCAGGCAATACACCGAGTTAACCGTTGTACTGCAAAGATATAAGGCGTTTATCGAATACCAATCCAACAAGGGTGTCATGAAATCCAAAACTGCTACAGACTATTTAAGCAGGTTAAAAAAATTAAACAAATTTCTTGAAGAAAGAGGAAATTTGCGCATTAAATATGTATATCAATTAGACCAAAATGCCATTTTAGACTTTCTAGACTACCTAATGTTTGACAACGATGTATCGCCCACAACGCGCAACAATTATAGAACTTGGCTATCTACATTATGTACTTGGATGAAGGACAGAATGTATATTAATGACAACCCTGTTGAGAGTATTCACTTGCTACGGGAGGGCGAAAAGTTCCGCGAAGCATTAAATGAAGATGCGTTGCATAAGCTCGGAGCATATTTAAAAGACAACAATGCCCCATTTTATCTGGTGTGCCTCATGGAATATTACACATTTATCCGTCCTAATGAGCTTCGTTATATTAAGATTGGTGACATAAACATAAAGAATCAGACCATTTATATTTCTTCATTGGTATCAAAGAATCGAAAAGGACAATATGTAGCACTTAATAATGTGCTTATCCGTGAGATGATAAGACAGAACATATTCAATAATCCTTCAAGTGATTATCTTTTCGGTGAGAACCTTCGGCCGGGGCCTGTCCAAATATACATTAATCGCTTCCGTATCGAGTGGAAGAAGGTTAGAGCTGCTTTGCAATTTCCCGACAAATATCAGTTTTACAGCCTTAAGGATGCAGGAATAAGAGACTTGGCGAATGCTGAGGGCATAGTGATAGCCCGTGATCAAGCCCGCCATTCAGATATCTCAGTGACTAACAGGTATCTGAAGGCAGGCGTTGTGGACGACAAGGCCAAGCACTTCGAAGGTGCATTATAGAATCTCAAAGAAATAGCCCTTAATCAGTTTGTCTATGCCTGTATTGGCCACATTTATTTCCATCTTTTCGCATACATATCTCTTGTTCTTAAACATGAATATCTTTCGGATGTCGGGAATAGACTGACTTTCAAAACTAATTTGGATTTCTGTCTGCGTATTTATCATATAGCCATTCGCATGTAGTTGACCAAGATAATGTTCTGCAGGAGAGTTGGAAAGAGCTAGCGACCATGAGTCATGAATATTCTGATATCCGCAGTCTTCCAAATTGATGGCCTTATCAAGGAAATCTGTAAAGCCCATTGGATAAGGAATCTTTTTTGACTGGTCTTTATATCCTGGTTTATTAACATACTGCAACTGTGTGCCGACAAACATAACCTGAATTCTGTCTTCAGCCGTCGTTTCACTATTAGCATCCTGCGAGCCTGTTATACCTGCCCATACTACCTTAGTATAATCTCGAGAAGGGATATCTCCTTTTTCATTTTTCAACGACGGCATCTGCACTTCTGTGTCCCATTGTTTTATCCATCTGCCACCATGACCTGTCGTACCAGATGAATCGTCTGTATAGTATTCACACTTTTGTTCTACGGTAATACCAACAGGGCATATTCTCAAATCTATATATTCATCCACTTTCTCATTGCGAATCAAAGGACCGAATTGATTAACTTGCCCCAAAAACCAGATATCATCGTCAGATGTAGATGAGCCACTTCCAGAACCTCCGAATATGCCCTCGCCTTCTGAATCTGTAGGAACATCTGGTGTGGAGTTAGTCCTAAAACAATAAGTACCTTCTGGGCAGACAAATAGATATTTTTTCTTATCTTCATCGCTCAAGGCGTTGAAGGCCTGCAACAATTCTTCGTATGAAGAATATTTTTTACGTTCGTAAGATGACAATAAATCCTCGTCGATGGCATCATAATAGTGTGTGTCAGAATCCGACATATCGAATCTTATATTAGAAGATCCCAATGATTTCGTTTTTTCTTCATCTTCATCTGACACATCAGATGTATATTCGTCTAGAGCTTCAAATTGTTGCACACCAGCATCAAAATAACGCAAGTTACTTATCAGTTCTGCAGTCTTGTCAGACTCGTTGAAGACAAAAGTGCAGTTAAAAAAGTTCTGGATTTCCGTCAGGAAGTCCGTAACCGTCCAATGTGGCAAAGCCTCCTGTATTATGAGTGTCTTGCGAGCGTTGCACACAACCAACCTATTCCATGGTACAACGTCAACGTCATTTGAGATAAGACGGTATCCGAAGTACTCTATCACTTTCTTTACAATAAGAAGAAGATTAGGCATGATTGTATCGCCATGTGTATATACTCCCGGTTTATCGGTGTCGGCGGAAGATGACGTACCTACATGCATGCGTGTGACATTCTTTATTTCGGCTTTTGTCTCGTCATATACAGGCATGACGACATACTCGGATACATCGCCCATTGCAGGCTTTGTGTAAGCATCCCATTTACCATATATATATGTATATCCTTTTACCGTAACACCTCCGCGTTCACCTTTGAAGGAATAACCTTTACCGTCATAAATAGAAATTTCGCCATAATCTATATCGTCAATGTAGACATCACCATTATTGGCGATGAAATTTACATCAGAGTTACCGCCCAAAAGCTGCACTTTGACTGTAGTATCTGATATTGAGTTGATGACTGCTGAACCAGACAAGAGAAGATGATTGTCAACTATAAGGTTGGCATCCATCTTTTCAGTTTTTTTAGTGACAGGCAATGATTGGATATTCTTGAAGAAACGGCGATTCTCAAGAATATCCATTGGAATATTAACATCAAGCGTATAGCTGCCTGACTGAGTAAAGTATGGGTTCTCTTTTGTAACCTTCACCGTCTGTGAAGTATCAGTAAAGACCCTCTCATTATTAAGATATAATTCTATCATTTTCTACCTTTCATTTTGTTGTATTTGTCAAGATTATATGCCACTCCGTCTTCGCCGTCAATTGAAACAGATGCTTTTATCCTGCCATTGGAAAGAATGACATTAAGTCTACCAAGAACATCATGTAGAGAATTTATTGTAGCATTAAGAGCTTCGTTATCTGTAGTAACGTTAACAACAGGTGCGGACACTATCGCATTGCCTCCAGTGTTCAATGACCTTGTGATATCAGCAGCAGTAAGGCTGCCAACAGTATTATTACGCTGTGCCAAGTCGATAAGTTGCAATGCCGGTCTAATCGCTGAATTGTTGACTGCGTTGTGGTTAGCGACAAATTCTCCCTCATGAACGAAGCCTGCCTTCCTGCGATAATTCGTCCCCCCGGTAAAACCACCTTCATAGTAGCCTGCGGACTGTGCCTCATGCTGTTTCTTTATAATAGCAACCTGCGCCATACCGGCTGCAGTTGCAGCAGCTGCAGCGATAGGGCCCAAAACAAACGAGACCTTAGAAGCTGAAGCATAGGCATTGATTGCAGCAGCTGCGGTAGAAGCTAGCGCCTGCGCTATCTCAATCGGCATGGCTCGCTTATTTGCAGCGTTTTTCGCTTTTTTGATTTTCTCGTCCCTTTCCTCCTCGAGTTTTTCGCGCTTGGCAGAATTGTTGCCTGCCGCTTCAATCTGTTTGTCATATTCCTGCTGTATCTTGGCCGTCTCGGCGTCAGCACAGGCTTGAGAATAGGATGAAAACGAACCTAACATACTAGCTACGGAACTGAATGTGGCAGCGTAAGCCCTAAGCCTCTTATCGAGAAATTCGTCATCGCTGATGGATTTTGCCTGAATATATTGGTCGTAGTTGAGAACATCTTCTTGATAGAGTTCCTTTAATGCCTCATTCACCTTTTTCTGCTGCTCTACGGAGGTAAACAATGACGCGATGCTTGTTATGGCGTCGCCAGACTGTTGAGTATTCTCATCGATTCCTGCCATGTCCTTAGCCAACGATAAACCCATGTTAGCAAATTCCTTGTCTTTTTGTTCCTGCGTCTTATACTTTTCAGAATATTTCAGCATTATAGCAAGTTTCATTTGCTGATACTCTTCTTCTGAGATTAGAGCTTTCCAATATATTTCATCTAGAGCTTTAAGTTCAATATCCTTTTTTCTTGACGAGCCCATATTAAGATATTCCTCTTTCATTTTCAGGACTTTCTGTTGGAAGGATGTTTCCTGTTCAAGTTTATGTTTAAATTCCATGTCGTCAATTTCTTCTTCCAGCTGGCGATATTCCTCTGCAGATTCTTTATAAAGGTTCTTTTTCTTCAACAGAAATTGAACATCATTCTGGAATAGAGCCTCATTCATAGCGTCCTCGTCCATATATATGGCATTATTGGGGTCGTAATACATTGCCTTAATCTTTGCTTCAGCAAGAACCTTTGTCCTCTGCAGATCCTGTTCATCAATCTTGGCCTTATCCTTAAGATATTGCGCGTCAGCTTCTTTTTTCTTTGCCAATAAGTTATCATATTCTGATGTTTCAGTCTTGCCGTATTTTTTAAGCAATTCGAGTTGATTGTCATAACCGGTTTGCAATGCCTCAAGACGTTGTTTTATATACTCGGTATACCTAATTTGCCCCGAAGTATACTGTGCGTCGACATCAAGCAATGATGTTTTCATGTCAGTCTCATATTTTTTCATTTCTTCCTTGAACTTACGTTCTCTTTCCTTATTCTCATTTTCTTTTTTTTCAGAATTGTCATGGAAAGAATTTGAAGTGTTGGAACTTCCGCCTACAGACTGTGCCGGTGTAGAAGTTTGTGTGAAGTCAGCACCTTGCTTTGTCGCATAGTCTTGTATATCATCAATTTTGTTGTTAATAGCTTCAGCAGCATTCGTGTATTCCTGAATTTTTTTAAGATTATAATTATATGCTTTCATCCATCTATTGATACCATCAAGTTGTTCATCTGTTATATGTCTCAGGAATGTACCACTTTGTTTGTCCCTAACAAAGCCACCACCACTAATATAGCTACCATACTCTTGTGTACGTGGATCAAATCCATAGCTGGCTAATTTTTTCAATACGAATGACTGATTCCCCTCTCTTTGTCCTTTTAGCAGACTTGTTTCCATTAAAGATGAATTTAGGCCAGCCATCTTATTCAAAGCAGCCTGAGCAAGGGCTGCTTTTTTAAGGTTGTTGACATAATTATCAAGAGCTGATGTATTATTGTTGATCAATTTTCCTTCAGTAGTCAACGTGGCATGATATTGCGGAACAATATCTTGTAATTGAACCAATGCTTTACGCCTCTCCCTAATGCCGTTGTTGGCATTCTCGAGTACCCTTCGCAAAGTCTGTATCTGTGTAATTTCAGCTGAATGTGCAGATGCAGCCTCCTGTTGCACTTGTTTTATGTCATTATAGCTATCTTTCATACGTTTAACGGCTTCAGCATTCCTCTTGGCCTCCTCGCTGCTGCTTTTGATGTAGCTGTACAATTTGTAAATACCATAGCCAAGAGAAAGGACAACGGCTAACAATGCTGTATAAGGATTTGTCAAACTAGCAGCCCTCATAACTTTCAAGGCAGCAGCAGCTTTGGTGATATTGCCTGTAAGCAATGCGACAGCAACACGCAACGTACCAATTAAAGCAATGCGTGCTTTAATTAATATATTATGCGATTTATGCAACAACATGAGAGTATATTCCTTGACATACCATGCATAGCTTGCGATAGTTGATGCTTTATATACAGCTGTAAGCAACGTAACAGACACAATTAGATATGCTATTTCAGCTCTGTATTTGATAATGAAAGTAGTCAGGTTATAGATCGCCTTAACAAGCAGAGTACTTGTCGTTACGACATATCTCATTAATGGCAAGAGTCGTTCACCAAGTTCAACAGACAATTCGTGAAATTTTTTCTTGGCCTTGTCAAGTTGTGCCTGCTCAGTATTATTCTGAACATTAAATTCGTTAATGACGCTCGTGCCATCCTCGTAAGCTTGAAAAGCAAGAGCTTGAGCTTGTCGGACCTGGTCAAGGTGCGATGCGACTGACGACAAAACGCCAACAGCACGAGTGCCGTCAAGTTTCATTTCCTGGAATAAAGGTGCCATGGCATCAAATCCACCTTTTGACCTCATAGATTCAAGAAACTTAATCAAGCCGGTATTAGCGTCTTCTTTCATGATTCGGCTAAACTCCTTAACTTCCAAACCCGCAATTTTAGCGAACCTTGCCGGTTCTTGAAACATCTTAGTAATAAGCTGTGAAAAGACCGTTGCAGATGTAGCAGCTTCTTGCTGGTTCTGATCGAGTGCCGAAGCAAGGCCTAACATTTCACTTTGCGTAATACCAGCCTGGATTGCGACGCCAGAAAGTTGTGCTGTAAAATCAACCATGTATGCTGCTGATGCAGAAGAATTTTGCGCCAGCTCATTAACCGCCGAGCCTGTCGCGAGCATTGCGCCTCGCAGTCCTCTGGTCTTATCCTCACCGAACATTTGTGCGAGTTTTCCGATTTGGTCAACGGCATTTTCTCCGAGGTCATCACCAAGTGCTACGCGAATTTTGTCAGAACCGTCGACAAAATCTTTAATGGCAGCCTCGGAGGTTATACCCAATCTTCCGGCAGCTGCAGCAAGCCCATTAAGTTCCTCACGAGAAGTTCTTGTGTCCATTTTTTGAAATGACCTGTTCATTTCCTTTACCTCTTCCATGGTTTGGCCTGTGTACTTAGTAACATTAGCCATAGCCGAATCCATATCCAGAAAGTCCTGCGTTGATTTACGCATGGTAATCGTAAGGCCGGTAAGAGATGCGATTAGCGAAAAGGCAAGCGTCTGCATGCGGTTGAATTTGTCCGCTAACCGGTTAATCCATGACTCTTGTGCAGCGCCTTCCGCCCTAACAGATTCGAGTTGTGTTTTCAGCTCCTTGGCTTTCTTTGTCATCTGTCGGAATTCTTCCGTACCTCTTTCCATGTCCTTCAGCTCGTTATTGACGATGCGCAGCGAGTATTCAATGTCCCTGATTGACGCCTTGTCTAGCGACTTCATTGTACGGTTGACAAGCTCCGTGTTTGTAGCGACCTTTCGCATTGCCAAACCGGCATTATCAAGTTCGCTATTATATTGGTCGACAATCGTATTTACTAGCTTCTGTTTGTCGCCAATTTCGGCGAGCCTGGCTTTTATCTTAAGCAGGTTAGCGTTTTGTTCCTCATAATTAGCTGAGCTCGGATTAATAGTTGTCAGTCGTTGTTCAATCGATGACTGTGCTGCTTTGAGCGAAGCAACGGAAGCATTGTCGATGTCGGCCAATACAGATGCGACAAGTTTACCGCTGCTGGATATTTTTTCAAACATCTCATCCGTCTGAGATGCAGAGTTCTTTATTTCATCCAGTCTTTCCTTGCAGGTATCCATAAGTGCCGACAAGTTACGCCAATCAGCCGGATCTGATGTAGATTTCATCTGACGGCGCAATGCCTTCATGGCTGTTTCTATCTCGCCGACAGAAGCCGTCGACAAAGAATTGATTGTCTTGATAGTTTTGTTGATATCCGTATCATAAGCTTTAAGCTCTGCTCGAGCTTTTTTCAGATCCTTGTTAAGGTCTTTTATAAAGTTTGTATCTGCCTTAGCTGATATAGCTTTATCTCGAGCAACGGTAAGTTCATCAACCTTTCTTTTAAGGTCGGCAAGATTGTTTTTCGCCTCTTCAGAATTAAGGCGAATTATAGTGACAAATTCTTGTGTATTACCTGCCATATAATTATGTAATAAAAATTAATCAAAATTGCAAAGCGAAAATCCGCCAACTATGAAAAATGGAATAGCTGACTCACAGATTAGTTACATTGCTTCAATTTATATACAATGATGCACACTACAATAAGGATGAAAATTATAACAGCACCAATAGCCCATCCCCCGACATTTAATCTTACTTGTTCCCATGTCGTAAGTCTGCGCTCCACTGGATAAGGCACCCGGACCGTGTCCGAACGCAAAATGGCCACCGTATCATACTTGACCTTGTCACGATACACATACTTCCAAACAACCTTATCCTGATAGACGGTATCTCCAGCTGTCCATCTGTTGACGAATACGCTGTCTCGTTGGTATATGCTGTCACGCTGAAATCGGTCAATATAAAAACTGTCCGTTTTCACGGTTTCAACTGGCACAAATTGAACAGATTTGCATCCTGTCAATATACTTATTAAGATGCAAGTCATAATACCCCATAAAAAGCCTTTTATTCGTTCCATGGCTATATATTTTTGTATTCAATTATAGCATCAAAACATGGGCATTCTTTGATGCGTTCCCATGAATCAACTTTGCCGTTGTGGTTCGTATCAGGACTTATGTCCCTGTGACCGAGAATCTGAGCATTCGGATAACGGCCCCTCAACTCTTTAAGTAGCTTTACAAGACTTGCCTTCTGTGGTTCTGTTCTGTTGTCTACAGCCTTGCCATTTGAGTCTATGCCGCCTACATAGGCAACATTAACAGATGTCGAGTTGTAGCCCTGTACTCCGTTGCTCACTTTTTCCTCTCCGAGCATCTGTTTTATCGTGCCATCAGACATGACCACATAATGGTAGCCGGGGTTCTTCCAGCCTTTGTTCTTAAACTCTTTTCTCAAATCCTCTATTGTCTGCTTCTGACTTCCTGCAGTACAATGTACAAAAATTCTTTTAATGCTTCTCATAACTTTACTTTTTATCTATTTCATCAAAACCGGCTTCCAAGGCTTCACCTATGTCTTTGTTCTTGCGCTTTGCGAAAGCAACGACAAACGCCATGAAAAAGCCCTTAATACTCTTTTCTTCAATCCTTACCCCATGAAGCCAAAAGAAATGACCAAAGAAAGACTTTGCTTCGCAGCCAACGGCAATACAAGTGGCTACAAAACCGCCCATCATGTAATCAACACCTATAGGCTTAAGGAGAGCCATGCCAATAAAAGCACCTATGCTCACCCACATCAGGTAGTCCATCAACTTATTGATTGACCTTCTGATAGCCCTAGACGTGCGCCACTTATACTGCGCCATGACCAACTTATCGCCCTTTTTCTTGGCCATGTTGAATCGCTTGCTGCTTTCGCCCCAACCGTAGCGGAAGTCAGCTAATACACATAAAAGTATCGTCGCCAAAAACCAGCGTGCATCATATATCACGGCAACAAGCTCGTTGCCCATCATGGCGAAAGTAAACATTCTGGTGCCGCTGTTATAAACATCTTGTTCGAACATATCAGTAAATTTATTTAGATATTAAATTATAACTTCCTCAATCGCAGCAATCTGGCCCAGTGTCCAGTCGTTGCTGGCTACGAATTTTTCGAAGGCATCGGCACCCAGCGGCTCGTAGTCCAGTTCGTTCTCTTTCAGGCCCTCGTCCTTCAGACATTCGGAAATCTTGTTGTTGTAGTCGTTAAAGTATCTGTTTATCTCAATACGCTCAGACTCACTCAGAGTTGTTTTTTCGCCCTCCGCCTGCCACTGTTGTGCCTTCTCCAGCATATAGTCGTGATTATCGCCTTTCAGTTTGTCTTTGGCAACTTTTTTAAAGTCTTCAAAATTCGTTACTACCGGTTTCAAGGCACGGATAATCTTAATCATTTTGAACTTGTCGCAGTCCTCCATCTTTGTGAGTTTTGCGTCACTTATGAGGTTATAGACGCTCAGGATTTTCTCTGTTGTTATCTTTTTCATGATTTTGTTTATAAAGTTTTGATTAAATTTTATCTTGACATACAAATTATAGTTAGTATTATTGTTCCACACTCACGGGTGTTCCGTTATTGGTAAGATCAATTCGTGTATATTGAGATGAAGGCGAAATCATTACGGTTACATCCAATATATTATCAGTAACAGCGCCTTCGAGGTTAGCATCCGCGTTGTTATATTCTACATTCTGGACTATCGGCATGCCTCGCATCCATTGTATGTTGCTTTCTCGGTTGGCGTCTTCCTCCGTGGGGTATGCTGCAAATGAGATTGTATTAAACTTCGTTCCAAGTACGAGGGTCTTGTTTGATGTACCTATCATTCCTGCACCCTCATTGTATGCCAAGGCGTAGACGAGATTTATCTCTGTCAGTTGTCCTGTATTGCTGTCCTTTACCTTGCCCTTCTGTACGATTGTGGCACGCAATGAATCGTATGCAGTGCTTCCGCTTGTGAGTTTAACGGTTACTTTTGAGTCCGGGTTTGAAATTTGGTCAACAGTCTTTCGGAAAGAGAAAATGTTTCCGTCGCTGTCTTTGTAGTACCATGTCTTGCCCCAATCAAGGATGTTTTCTGCTTCCAGAACATACGTAAATGTACCCGTGAAAATCTTGATATTATGGCCATATCCCTTATATCTCCTGTAGATATGCATCTCGGGAGTAAGAAGGGCACTGTATTTTGTCATGTTCTCCCAGTTTGTCTCCCCTGCTGATGTAGACAGAAACAGGTACACATCTATCGTATCTGATTCTGATATAGTCTGGCCGGCGCCTCCGTTTTCGATGGTTGAGCCATTGTTTATTACAACCGGTATAGCCCAGCTGTCGTTGTTGTTGGCATTGAGAGCCGTCGTGCTTACATAAGCCGTTGTTATGCCACGTGTAATGTTCTTGATGATTATGCCTATATATACTGCACTAAGATGCAGTATGTCGCAAATGTCCGACAAGTCAAGCTCGCCCTGTTCGCGGTCCGGCATATCAACGCCAAAATATGAAAAATTGTCAGCGGTAAGCTCTAAAGGAAGATTTGCCGTGAATGGCGGCCTTGCGTCGTGTCTGTAACCTACGAAGTCTGTCAGCCTGAAAGGGAAGTCAGGATATGCCGCACTGGCACCTTTGCCGGTAGGTCTGTTATAACGCCATACAGCATCACTATTCTGGTTGCCATTACTTCCCATATCTGCAAGTTCACTTATGACAGGGACCGTGTATGCCGGCTGGTCTCCGTCGCCATACCACCAGGGCTTATGCGTGCTTGATTGCGGGGTACCGTTCCAGTCCGAAGAACCTTTTAAGGTGTCTTCCGGGAACATAGCACGCAACGGCACAGGCTTGAACTTTGCCCACATGTTGATGTTGGCATGCGTGCAAAGAGTGCCCACGTCATTTGATGCCGAGCCAAGGACAGATCCGACATCCCTTGTGTTAAGCGGGGCAGATACGATGTTTCCTTCAATTATTCCCATTTTATTCCGTAATTCATTTCCAACTCCATGTTTTCTCAATCTCCGCCAGCCTTTTCTCCAGTGCGGCAATCACCTTTCTCTGCCTCTGCAGCTCCAGCATAATCAAAGCGGTATAATCTACAGCTTTGTATCCATTGGCATCCTCTAAAACAAGATTCTCAAGTCCAACTTTTTCTAAGTCTTGAGCTATGACGCCATAAGATTTAGTTTTTTCTTCATCGGATTTATAATTAAATTCAAAAAAATCAATATCCCTAATTTTGTCTATATCTTCTGATATAGATTTAATGTTTTCTTTAAGTCGTATATCTGAACTATTGGCGTGAGATTTTGCTGTTACTGTTCCTGCAAACATTGCATTACCATTTGCATATATACCAAACTTAGCCCCTGATGCCGTATTATGCAATATTCCTCCTGCACAAAAGATTGCATAATAACCAGCATTATCTGTTTGTGTATAATTACCGACAACTAAACTATCCTGTAAAGCAAGTCCTTTATCAAAGGCAGCTCCTCTTAACGCAACTTGCCCATTTTTATTTATTTGTAAACCATTAATATCCAGGATTCCACTACTGCTTTCTATAATACGTGATGTATAATCAGCAGTACTATTGCCATAGTGGAAATCAATAAATGGTGTTGGTGCATATAATTCAACACCTTGGCCTTTTGTTTGTAATGTGCCACTAACAATCACTCCTGAATTAAACGTTGTAGAACCACTTACTGTTCCCCCACTTAATGGTAAATAAGTCTTTCCATTATGAGCAGAATATAGGCTACTTAATTGTCCCGCTTGAGTTTTTGTCATATAGCCATTTCTTGCAGAAGTGGCATCAAGCATAGTGACTTGTATGGTTTGAATTTTGGGCCTACTTGAATTTATGGGGTCGGTAGAAGTCACGTATGTCGCAACAAGTGGGGATACAAATTGAAATCCTACTTTGTTGCTAGTAATATTAATGTCGTGACTAACAGTATTGCTTGGAGATGTTACCGATGAACTTTTATTAAAGAATATATGCTTTAGAGTCGTATCTCCGTCTACAGAGTAGTCTGTTTCTTCCAGATAGCTCCCATTCCATATATATGTCTTTTTTAATTCTTCATCATAATATATGACTCCTGTTTTAGGGGTGATTCCGTTTGTGCCATCCTGGCTGCCAAAAGATGAAGAGGCCTTATATGCTTCTTCTGATGTCTGAGCCCAAGCAGCTTGACAACTTGTGTATACAGATGTTGATGCATTAGTGGCAACAAATCGTTTTTTACTCTTATCATAAACAACTTGCTTAGGATTTATAAGAGAAGTACCAACAGAAGCCATGGTCGTGCTTGATACCTGTTTTGTGAAGTATATAACTTCCTTCGACCTGTACAATAGCTGATCCTCTTCTATAAAACCGTTTTTATCAAGCCCGGCAAAGCCATTATCAGCCCCTTTTAAACTTTTCAGTTTATCCAGAAAGTGTGAAAGTCCTGTTAAATCTAAAAATTTCATAGGCAAGTTTTTAATGAAAGTGGAGCATTCTATTTTGATACCCTGCTTAAGGGTTGTTATGAGAATAGACTGTCTATTTCTGATTCAGAGATAGATCCGTAAGTCGTGTTGTTGTCTGTCCATGGGACATTAACGAACATAGCACCGTCACTACTCATTTGCACGTGATAATATTTGCCTGATGTAGTCGTTGCTGTATTTATTGTAGGCTTTGTAATAACGGATGCAGGCTTAACAAGACCGGCCTTAGATGCCGTTGCGATACCATATGTAGTGTCCTGTGCAGGTATTCCTAGTGCAGTAATATCGTTTTTTGTAACTGCAGTTCCTTTTGTTACGTGTCCTTCTGAATTGGTTGTTATCTTATATAGCTTTTCTGTACTTAAAGCCACACCCTTTGCCTGCGCATGGTTATAAGCTATCTTACCATAGTCACCCCTAAAAGCCGTACTTGATGTTTCTCCGAGTGCTAAGTCAGAACCTGAAGCTACCAGTTTTGCGGATGAACCGGCATATCTGTAGTTCTTGGCATTTCCCAGATTGACATATATCACTCCGTCTTTAGGAGTAACTCCCTGGCCCACTACGGTCGTCCCGTAAGCTTCAGACCCTCTGATTTTGTCACTTTCACCCCAAGCCGCATAATACTCATTGCTCAGCGCGTCTTTCTGTCCTAAAAACTTATCTTTATCCCTACAATAAACAACTCCTACAACCGATTTCGCCGAATCTGTGATTACTTTTAGCGAGCTGCTGTCCGTTACCTCATTGTCAAACTCTAAGGCATCATCCATGAACATAGGCAGCTGAGATGACGGAACCTTTCCGTTTTCATTAAGCGTGGCTACACCTCCGGCGACTCCCATTTCACTGCGCTTGACCTGAGCGTCATTTGTCACATTGCCAAGTATGGTAGGATTAGTACTAATCTTTTGCCCGTTAATCGTATAATTACCTACTGTTGTTTTTGCTGCACTTACAGCACCGTCTACATAAGCCTTTACTTTACTCCAAAAATGGGTTAAGCCTGTCAAGTCTAAAAATTTTGCCATAATAACTTTTTTAATTAAAAATATTACTAATATCTGTTTCTGATGCTGCATTGTATGCAGTACCGTCTATTGCCCATACGCCGATAGCGTTCTGAACATCATCTATGTCATTGTCTCTGATTCCTTTTATACGCGCCATGCCGTTCTCACCGGCCTTTGATCCTATTACAAGGCACCATTTACTCCATGTTCCTTTCTCCGTTACGGCATTTGGAGCGTTAAAGTTGTAATACCTGTAATAAACATATATCCTGTCGTCCTGATGGGTGTTGCTGTCAACATCCATCAGCATATTCGTTATAAACAACTGATTTGTGCCATGGCTCATAATGTCGTTGCTCACTAATAAAGTGCCGACACTATGGCCGCTAGAATATACATCAAACACTCCTGATTTTCCTGTGCCGTTTATCCGGCAGTTGTCCATATCGGAAAACTCTATTCTCATCCTGTCCAGCAGGTCTTTACCAAGATAAGCTGACAGGGCAGTATTCTTTGCCGTTGAATCATCATATTTATTCCAGTCCTGTAACAGGTCGAAAGAAGAGCTGCCGGAGCTGCCGCTGGAATTCATGCCGAGTGCTGATACGAAAGACTCCGAGTAGAATCCTTTGGCGTTAGCGACAAACACATTGCCTTCAGTGTCTTTCTTAAACCAGTTTGCCATCTCTGCGGCAAACTTGCTCCCGAAATCATTTATGTTCAGTTTCTTGTCCAATTCTCCTTGCAGGCCGCTGATCTTGGATATGTCGAGCATAGGGATATCTCCTGCACTCAATGTGGCATGGCCGGTTACGCGACCGTACTTGTCTACTACTACCTTTGTGTATGTACCTTCAGTCCCTACTGTTGCAAGAGTCAGTGTGATATCCGCCGACAGTCTGCCGCCACCGGCAAGTCCGGCTCCGGCATTAATCCTCAAATTTTTGTCAGCCTTTACCTCAAGTAATTCAGCAAGTGTGGACGTCTGCGTCTGTCCTGCAAGAAATGCTTCCAGTTCCTTCCACCGGTTTATAATGTTGTCAGTGTCCGTACCCTCAAGAAAATCATTTACCTTCGTCGTAACGGCATCTGCCTTTTTAGAAACTTCAGCAAGGGCTGTTGTAGTGGCGTAACCGCTAAGATCTATATTCCCCTTAGTGAATGTAAGGGTGCCTCCGTCGCTACTTTCTTCTACATTAACAACGACATTTCCTGAGCCGGATATGGTTATCTTGTGTCCTTTTTGGCCTTTTTCAAGAGAAGTTATCCTATCCAGCAGGTCTTTACCAAGATAAGCCGACAAAGCCATGCTTTTAGCTGTCTCGTCTACATATTTATCCCAATCCTGCAAAAGGTCAAATGAACCTGTACCTGTATCTGATATATCATTAAATCCTAAGGCTGAGAGTCCCTTAGTAGCATAGAAACTAGCAGGTGTGCCATCTAGTTGTTCAACATAGAAAGCCTTGTTTTCTTCATCCCATTTAAGAAGTCCGTTACCTATCTGAAGATATTTAACATTAAGGCTTTCTCTTATGTTTATGTTGTCTATATCTAGATAAGACCTATCATCAGCAACATAAAGGTCAAAGGTCCCTTTCTCTCCTTTCCCGTGGTCAAAAGGGCCGCTTTTTATAGAGCTTAAGATGGCATTGCCTGATGCATCTATATTGTAGATGTTTTTGCCTAGATTAATTCCAGCTTCAAATGTAACTAAATAAGAGGTCTTATCTTCCTTGTCCTTTCTGAGAAAATTATTCGAGCCAGCTTCGGCAATATCTATATATGAAAGAAGGGAGAGAAAAGCACTACCTATTCTCTCCGCTGTATTCGCGTTTTTCCGGCGTTCGTCTCGGATAACCTCGAATTGTAATCTTAGTTGTTCTCTAACATCGTTGTTCATAATAGACAACACAAAAATATATCACCGGAACATTTTATAAAAATACATATAGCCTTAGAAGCGGTTAGACCTTATCCTACCAATATTACCGAATAGACCTTGTAAGAAAGAAGAAACCAGTCCTTGATATGCTTCGCCATACATCAGTGCCTGTTTCTCGTTCAGCCGTTGCAGTTGATAATAGTATTTACGCATAAACCAATCCTCTTTCTTCCTCTTGCCTCTTACAAGAGCAGCCTGTTTGCCGGCATTCTTTCCTCGTTTGACAGTTATATGCTCAAACTTCGGTGCAAGCATGGCATCTTCTGACAAGCCGGCGCCTACCTGTTGATAGCCGTAGCCGTTAACTTCGCGGTATTTGTCATTCATAAAGAGCAGGTCTCCACCATTGCCATGTTTAAAGCCTTTGCCAACTCCGGCGGAAACATATAATCCGTACATGAGAAACTTATGTTTAATGGTATCTGTTCCGTCAATGGCATATTCGATACTCTGTTTCAGGCTGCCTGTATCGCTTACCGAAAGCTTGTCTATCTGCTCCTGCAGGATATCCACAAGAAATCTCGCCCATCCTCGGTTATATGCGTCGATGTCCGCCTGTGTCCTGTTGCCTTCGTATAATCTCGTTGCCATAATAGGGAAATTTTCTTAAAATTACCTCAAATTTCCTTAGTCTTCCTGCCATTCGTCAGCGTTGAATGTAAGGTCTACCGGTTCGTCGTTATTCACCATGAAATATAGACCAGTAACGCCATTCATCGAATATCGAGGAAGCTCCTTAGAGTATATGGAACTTATATCCATGTACTCAAGGCTGTCGCCATATTCCATTGTATTCTTGTCGTGTATCAAACGGCTGTGCATCTGGCGGAATATACGCCGACAAAGATTCAGTTTTTCCTCACGGTCTTTCATGTCATCGAAGGTATAAGAGGCGAGTATAAAAACTGTGTAAACGTTTTTGTCGAAAAAAGTTACACCCTTGCTATAAGTGTTTTGCGAAGTTGTGTCATCAATCATGATGAAGTTGGCGTACTTTCTAAATTCCTGCATGACATCGTTAATGCCTTCAGGGCCACTGCAGAAGCAAGCTTTGAAATTATTAGCCTGAGCGAGTTTGTTCGTTTCTGCCAATTTTTCAAAATAATTGTATGCGTTGAATGTGTTATTCGTCTCCATTATTTCTTCATTTTCTTGCGTAAATCTTCTGACTCCTTTGCTTTTGCATCGAGTTCTGTCAGCGCGCGCCAGCAGTCGGTATCAAATATCAGTTGTTCCTTGGTGACGTCACCATCAGTGAGGGCGCGTATTTGCACGTTCACAGATTCCATGAAGTCAAAGCCGCCACCATCTGGATCTGTGAGGTCAACCTTTTTGAAGAAGTGCGGAAAAGCTTTGGCGAGTACATCCTTAATGTACGAGTACCACAGAAATGTGCCTAGCATCTGCGCTTTATCGAGCTTTATTTTGGCAGGTTTTGAGCCGTCTTTTTTTCGGTAAAGCTCCCGTGCAAGAGAGACCAAGAAGCGGTCGTCTTTGTTAAGACAATAAGCCTGGTAGTATTTCTCAGCCGAAAGATAGTCGGCGAATCTTACGCCATGCAGATTAACATCGACCGCATGCAGGCGGCGGACGTCATCCAACCTGACGCCCATGCCCACATACGTGTCGATGAAGTCAAACTGCTTTATAAGGTATTCTATCTGCCATGCCTGTATGGTGATGCTCTTTTTCTTTAGTCCAAATTTGCCTGTGCGCACATAGCATATCCACCCGAAACTGTCCTTTTTAGCCACATGCAGTCCACAAAAACGGACAAACATGTAGGTTTTGACGACAGTCAGGTCGGCAAACGTCGCCATCAGCGTAAAGACATAATGCAGCTGCTCTTGAGTAAGCTCGCGCCATGATTTAGGTGCGTACAAGTCAACTGACTTATCCGTTGAAAAAGAAGGCTGTCGAGTCCTTAGTGTTGTGAAAAACTTCATGATGATTTACTTTGTAAGCTTCTGAATTAAGATATTCGTCGTACAAGTCTATGTTTTTAGACGATTCCAGTATGGACAGCAGTTTCCTAAGAGGGAATGCTACAGCCTCTCGCTGGCCTGTGAAAAGCCAAACGTGGAAGAAGTTCCTGATGGCTAGCAGAGCATCGGCATGCTTACCCATCTCGTCGACGTTATTTGTCCTGTAATAAGCCATAAGAACATCCATCTGTTTGTCGGATATCTTACGGCGCAGAAACATATCTGCGTCCATTATTGGCTGCTGCAATTTGAGCCATTCTTCAGCTGTAAGACCATTTACACGGCGCATGATGAAGAACTCATATTCGTCGAACAAGGTAGGTATGTTTCTCTTTGCTTGTATAGTTTCGCCCCATTCCTTGCTCCTTAGGGAGTTGAGAACGTGTGCTTTGTCGACAAGCAGCTTTACCTTGAGCTGCTGCTCGAGCGCGTCCACTCGCTGCTTGCTTGCCGGCGAAACGTTGTCGTTAGACACTACGCCGAAGCCGGTAGGAGTAAGCACAAGGTCGAGCTGACGAAAAACGGACAAAAAGGCCGAAACAGACGCAAGAGCAACGAATTTCTTGTGCAGTATGCTCTCCTCCCCTGCGCTCTCAACAGTTTTGATTCCTTCAGGGCCCAAAAGGTTATTGCTGAGAAAAGCTATTTGTCCTTCAATTTCCGGCAGCACCATTTCATAAACGTTATCCTGGGCAGAAGTGCCGACCGGCAGCGACCGCTCAAATTCATCCTTCGTTACCGTTGTTATCATCGTTTTCTCCTTTCTTTTTATTATTGTCAACAGATACAGGCTTCGAGTCCTTGTTTTCATCAAGGGTAGTAAGCTGTATCATTGGCACATCTATCGTGGCAATCTTATTCCATCCGTTGTAATGCAAGATTACATGGTAAGGCTTGCACATTATGTCGTGCATTGGCTTCTCAAGTGCCTGCTTGAGCGTGAACAGCTCGCGCTTGTCCGAGCCTGAGTTATTCATCTGACTCTTGCCCGGCGTAGCTCCCACGAGGTTAGGGTGTACGCCCAGGGCGAAGCATATTGCGTTAGATGCCTCGCTCATGTCGTCGCTCCAGTTACCACCCTCTTTTTTCGATGCGTCGTTGAGCTGGTATATCCTGACCATGCGGTTCTCCTTGCCGTTAGGGTCAACGTAGTAGCCTGACACCATAGCCTTACCGGCATTTTCCACGCCTGTTATAAAGTCCATGATATTTTTCTTCTCCTGCTCCTTACGTTCTGCCCTCTCTTTTTCGCCAACGATATTCTCGTTGGCGCACACGTTATCCCAATAGTCATTATGCACTTCTATCTGGGTTCTCGGGGCTGAGGTATTCTTTATCATGAAGCGCTTCCCTATACCTATCAGGCGGTATATGTCAAACCACGAATCGCGGAAAATGCTCATGTAGTAAGGCACAGGGTAGTACTGGCTGCCTGGTGTGGGCATTTTGCTCAGTATGGCAAACTTGCGTTCTGTCGTTGGTGTACGCTTCGTGCCTGTGTCCGGGTCAGGAACATGACCCATGCGGACCTTGAGGTCGCCCAATGGGTCCCAATAGTCGAGCAGAGGTATTACCTCGATGTTTTTCTCGTCAAAATTCCCCACACGGAAGTCACCGAAAAAGACATGCTCTATCTTGCCTGATTTTGTCGATGGAGCGTATTCAAACCGGCAATAGCAGGCATCCTTATTCCTTACGTTGACTATCTTGTCGCCCCTGCGGTTAAGTATGATGACGGTTACCGAGAAGAAAAAATACTTCATGTCTGTTGCCTGCTCCATGAAACACTCGTGAAGCGAGTTTGACAGGCAGAAGTTCAAAATTTCCTCGTTGTCGATATCTTTTTTGGTCTCTCGGTCAACGAACCTTACGCCCTGCCCATAACAGGCAAGTATGTTGAACTGCTGACACTGAGCTGTAACCATGTTGCTGCTTATAAAGTCGCGTATCGTAAAAGGAAGCATGTTGTCAACGCCGAACGGTACATACTTATATTGCTTGCCTCTTATAGTCATTTGAATAGGGCTTACGACTTTATCCTCGTCGAAAACAGTCGCTGTGTCTTTTCCATATTCTGAAGATATAGAGTCCAAAAATCCCTTACCGCCTACGCCTGAAGGCACCATCTTATACCTTGTAACGTTGCCGTTTCTGCCGACTTCGAGTAATTTGTTTTCGTTTTCCATCATAAATAAATTGTGTATCCGTTAACTTCAAGTATGTATATCTCTGGGATAAGTCTTATCTGGTTATTAACAGGGTTGCGCAACCGAACATAACCGCCACGCCAATGTTGGTGATGAACATACCATCCCTGATATTCGTTTATGTTGCCTTCGGACGTCCAAGCCTTGACGTTAAGCGTCTGGCGCCGCTCCTCTGCCAACGAGATGTAATGTTGCATCTCGGTAAAATGCATTACTCTGCGTTTCTTATCCATATCAGTTGAATGTAAAGTCAAACGTGTTGTCGAATATCCTTCCGCCACGGCGGAGGTCAACCACGTTGTGGTTACGCTGGGCGTATGTGTAAGTGAATGTAAATCGAGGTAGAGAATCAATGTCATTAGTATATTCCGACTTTGATTCGGTAATTATTACTTCCTTGCCAACGACCGGTTCGGAGTTGTAGAAATTGACAATGCGTACATTCTTCGAGCGGAAAAGGTCGTCCAGCCAGTTGGCAGCCGGAAATGTAAGCACGCCGGTGTCAGCCTTAAATTCACGGTTCTCTTCAATCTTGTAATTCTTCTTAACCTTGTTGATGTATGCTGATTCGCGGTTAAACTCCGGCGAAACAGTATGCGTGCCGGTGCAGTATACCAGCTCATCACATCCGAAAGAGTTCTCAAACAGCAGAATAGGCGCACAGTCAGGACGTTTGAAGTCGATGACGAAACGCTGCGCCCTGGCTCCAGCCTCGATGGTGTATGCACACAGCACTTTACCTTCAGTAGCAAACTGGCCGGGCGATGCGTCCACAGTCTTGAAGTTGCCATTAGAACTGACTACATCAACCGAAAAGCTCATAGTGCTGCCGTCGCTGTATTCGGCGGTGGCCGTTGGCGTGTCTCCGCCGATATAATGCAGATACTCAAGCCGTCCCATCGCAGTAACCCTGTCGCCATCAAAGATGCTCAAGTAATGATCCTCGAGGAAACTATCAGCGTTGCTAATGCCGAAGTCGGCGGCACAATAGACGACAGTGGCATCAAGCGTGGCCGTTTCCGCAGCTTCATCGTTGTTAAATTCCTCGGTTATAGTAATAGCGAGACCTGCAAGAAGTCGCCTCTGTACGTAAGGCTGCACAAGTTCTGCCAGGTCAGAGAATGTTATCTTGCCTCCAAAAGGAAAGAGATAATCGTCAAAGAGCACGTCGTCGTCAGCTTTGATTTCAAGGTGTGCCCTATACCCGGCAATACCGAAAGATATGTCAGGCAAAGTTGCAGAAAGATATGTTCCGGATAAACCGCTCAAAATAGTAATCATATACTTTTTTGAGCAAATGTATCATTAAAGATAAGGATATAAAAATACGTGGGCGTACCCCTATGAAGAGTCCGCCCACGTGACAGAAAAGAATGAAAGAAATGTATCAGTCTATTTGTCCGGCCATATCAATATCACGCCAAATTGCCCACTTGATTGTGCCGTCGTCATAGGTAGCCATCGTATAACCTTTCAGCAGAAGATACTTCGAAACTATGTGTGGTGACACAGTCATCATGGGTATCAATTCATCCGTGATATCTTGTGTTGTTTTGTACTCAGGTGCAAGATGTCTGCCTGTAGCCTCTGATGCGCCCGGTACGTTAGAGCGTGTGGCGAAATATGCGTCTAATATTGTTATCTGGTCGCGCTCGTCTTCAGTAAGTTCAGCAAGCCATTGTTCATATCTATTATTTGCCATTTTTCTGTGTATTTAGACATTTGTTAATTGTTTTTTTTAACTCATTCAAACAGTAAATCATTTCAAGCCTCTGAAACGCCTTCTCTTTTACGTCGCCAGCGCTGTCGTCGATAGCATGTTCAATGACAAAGTCTATAACATCATCGCATAGCGAAATGACACTCTCAAGGTAAGAAGGCTGCAGAAGCTCACGTTCTGCCTGTATAGTGTCATAGCCTTTCATAAGCTACGCCCTTCCTCGCAATAGTCATGCTCAACCAATTCTCCTGTAAGCATAAAAGCCCTGAGAATGTCATTACCATTAAGAGGTACGAGGGTAATGACAAATGAATTGCCGTTGTCATGCCTTGATATGAGCATAGGCTTTAGTCTTCTGTTTTTCTTTAAGTGCTTATCCATAGCGTTGTTGATAAAGTCTTTTATGTCCTTATCGACGTTCTCTTGATTAACTAATGACCTGTGGAACTTGTTAAGCACCTCTTGTCCTACGGCGCGCCCCAATAATGTTGTATTATAATAAGTCTGCACAGTAATATAATACTTATTCATTGCTCACCCCCTTTCTTTGTATAATCATGTTCAACAAGCCTTGCCGTAAGTACAAATGCTGAATCGGTGTCGTTATCATTAAGAACACAATCAATAAAAAACGAATTTTTGCTTCGAAAGGCAAGAATCTTCATCGGCTTTATCTTATGTTTTTTTTCTAACTTTTTGTTTATCTCGCTTTCCACAAATTCCTTTATCTCGTCTTCTGCATTAGGACCTTCGACCAAAGCCATGTTGTATTTTTCATGGACTGCATGGGCAACGGTCTTACCTAAAGTAGACGTATTATAAAGTTGAACGTACACAAAATACTTGCTCATTGCTCACCCCCTTTCTTCTCGTCAGCGTTAAGCCGGTAGACCACCCATGCTGAGCATGCCGCAGAGACAGCGGCGACAACTGGCTGCTGCATGGCTACAAGGGCTGTGACACATACAAGTAAAGTAAAAAGATTAACACGTACTGCCGTCTTCCACGTAACAGCGAAGCCGGCGAGGCGAGAGTAGAACTCGCTCCTTGAGTTATACCATTTGGATAAAGATTGTGCCTTTCCCGTCAACCATGCCTTGATGTCGACAGGGCGCTGCGCACTGCGCTGAATTGCATTTGTCTGCATATCACACGATTTGTAACCATACCCGGAGCCGCCGGGCGCGGAGATACAGAAAAGCGGCTGCACATCCCGCTGGTTACAAATCGTGACTTCACCCGTCGGGGCAATGTTGATTTACGGAATGGCAACCGCCAATATGGATATAATAAGGGCATAAAAAATGCCCATACAAATATGCTGGACAATTAACCGATGTCCGACGGCGTGAACAATTCACGACTTGTAACCGATGGCAAAGATAGGAATTATCTTTGAATCGGCAAAGAAAGAATGGTTAATTTTCATTTTTCATCAAATAATCGTCCCATTCTCCGTTGAAAATTTTATTAATATCATCCTGATGGAGAACAACAATATTATAGCCTTGTGATTTGAGCGTGCCAATCTTTTGCAATTTTGAAGGTCCGGCATCCTCGCCTACAACAACGAATATAGTTGATTTAAATTAAAGCTGGGAAAAAGTGGATATAAATTTATAATGTTGTTTCAAAAAAGCATGCAATTTAGTACATATCGTCTCCAGAAGCTCCTGGTTTGAAAGACTGATAAGGTTTGCCTTTAACCAAACCTTCGGTAATTTCGTCGTCAGAAGAGACATACTTTATAAGCAGATATCTTTCTGTAGCTCTGTTTAAATGGTCTGCATAATAGTAAGAGTCAACATACTTCCATCCTAATCTGGCCATATAATTAAGGGCATCTATCAATGATTTGAATTTGATTTGTTCACCATTGCTGTCATAAATAGCCCTATAACCTTGATATGACAGTTCACCCATATTCAATGAGACTTTTACTTTTGAGCTTAAAGGATTCTCCCCGATAAGCTCACAATAAACTGGATAGCGCCCATCTGTTTCTGTAGATTTTTGGGCATTGATGTTAAGGCACACAAGTACCATAAAGATAATAATAAAAAGTTTTCTCATAATAAAAATAGTTTAGATATGCAAAAGTAAAAAAATAAGGCAACAAGACAAAATAAAAAGGGGAAATGGTGTAAAACATTCCCCCCTTAATTGTCAAAATAAATAATTTTAAAGTGTATCAGCCGTTTTTCTTAAACGGTCTGCAATATCATAGAGAGCACCTTTCAGCTTTTCGCGATCTACATCGTTGAAGTCGTCAGGTTTTCCGTTGTTCATACCGCTGAACTTATGGTATAGCCAGCTACGTGATTTACCAAAATAATTCTTTGCTAAATATGCCCAATTAATGTCTTCATAAACGTTAGCTAAAATTGTTCTAACGCTTGTTGCTTCCAATCTTACGTCCATAATTGTTTCCATTTGCTTGCATTTGTATTTTCATATATTTTTCGAGGAATGCCCTCCCCATTATAGGGAGGGCGGTTTGTCATTCATTGTCCATCAGCTCATAAACCAAGTTCATAATGTAGATTTCCAAGTTTCTCTGTCCGTTCGGATAAGCTCTCCTGTAATTCCTTATGGCCTGGATAAGCTCTTCTTCTTTGTCTGTAAGTACCATATAATAATAATTTAATTTTCATAATGCAAAGATAATCACCTTTTGCGTATTACGCAAATTTTAAATATTAAATAATCACCTTTTGCGTATTATTTTTTTAGTCTGAGCCTATAATCAGACAAAAGCTCATTGATGAACCTGCTACGATTGTCTACCGAGCGAATTATATCTACATTTTCAGCATCAATGGAGAATGAAAAAACGGTGCGCTTATTTTCGCTCGGTTTGCGTCCTGCACCCTCTCTGTATCCTCCTCGTCTACTCCCTGCCATGTCCAACTATTTTAACAAGATATTCAGCGCATGACTTTAGTGCTCGAGCAAGTTTATTGAGATCCGTATTTTTTGAAGTCTTTAAGGTAAAATGCGGCTCTCTGTTGCGTACAATGAAAAGATTGTCTCGATTGTCTTTAGCAATGGCAAATTTTTCATGCGATATATCCCTGCTGTTTTCGTCAACTATATTTCCGTCCTCCCATTCGAGATAATCTGTAAACCAATCAGCTGCTGGCTGAAGAATCTGATTCAATATAACTGGTTTGTCAGTTACCTGGTCGAGAGTAGCACAAAAGTGAAGCACTGCGACATAATGCTCAATACAACCCCATGGATTAACATAATCAAAGGAGTATGTAAGTGCGTCATCTCTAAGCGTTATAAGGTTATCCTTTGGAAACATTTCGATAACACTAGCTGTACGCACGTGCAATATGACATTGCGTCCTTCAAGTTCGCCGTGATCCTTTGCATCATCTATAAATGCAAAGGCCGGCAATGATAAATTTCTAAGTACCTGAGCCATAATTATATAAAGAGTTCAATCATTGTAGATGATACCTTATGAGTTTTTTTAATTTGCTCTCTAAGAAGAGATAGCTTTTTCTCCCATTCTGCCTTTCTTATTGAAAGTAAGGAACGCATATGTTCATTATGACGTTCAGCTTTCAATCTTATAGGATTGGTCAGCTTCATACGGTGATCAATCTTTTTAATAGATATGTCATCAACAGGATAACGTCTATATAGAATTAAATTAAATTGGTCGATAAGAGCCTTTCGTTCTGATATTAAAGCCGGTATATTCTCGTCTGTAAGGTAAACTTTAATGGCTCCCCGGTCATCAGGTCCATCACACCAACGAAATACTTTCGATTTAGCAAAGTTATCTACCGACTGATAATATCCTTTTCCGTTGGCCTTATAATGGTCTGTAAAAACAACAATCCATTTAGCAGCCTTGCTGCGAGCTTCGCTGACTATATCCTGTTGATTAAAAAATGATGTTTGTGTAAACATAGATATTACAGTTTTTACCGTGTGTCTCACGTATTAAAGATATTAATTAATATTTACAATGCAAAGATAATAATGATTTTTGTAATAGCGAAATCAAACACACTGAAAATATATAAATAAACAATATTTAACACTATAAATGACAATTATAGAAGCATTTTTAATGAATAAATGCTTAAAGCGGAGGCAATACGCTTGTGAAATATTGTTTTTTATATGTTTTTCCACTATCAAAAACCGCAACAGGCTGACTCCCAGAAAGTTAGCCTGTTGCGGTCGGCGAAAGCCGAAAAATTCTGCTAAAGCAGCCCCCACCGCCCTACGGAAATCAAGCAATTGCCTAATAAAATTATAGCGGAATATGTAGCGAGGCATCACAAACATAACACAAACCAAAGGGCGCATCCGCGGTTTAGCTTGACATATCGATGATGGCAAGCTAAACATTAATGCGCGTTCAAATTTATTTGAATGGGCATTATCGAATAAAATAAAAAATAACAGCATTGGCAATTACCAATGCTGTTGCTGGGAGTGGAATTTATCAAGCTGAGATACGTTCCAATATATATTTACTTGCCTTTTCCACATCACTCATTAGTGAGATAATAAATTGAGGATTTTTCCGGATTGAGGCAATCCATGAATCAAGATATACTGCGTTGTTATCCAAAATCTTCTTGTCAAAGCCGAGAATCTGACCGCATCTGGCAGCCCCAAGTTCAGCGACGAGTTCCTCTATTGCATATTGTTTGTCGCCAAACTTACTTCCTGTCTTACGATTCAGTCTGTCTTTGGGCGCTGTTGAGTGGACAAGCTCATGTATAAGTGTAGCGTAGTATTCTTGTCCGTCCATATATATTTCCTCTGCGGTAGCTCCAGTCTTAAACTGCGATTTCTTGGGTACTACAACCACATCCTTAGCCGGATTGTAATATGCACTGTCAGACCTTTGTTTATATTTAATAGGGCACACCCATGACTGATTAACAAGTAATCTATCTATGTCGGCGTTTTCATACATACCGGCTGCGTCAGGGCTTTCTCTACCGGCAAACAAAGACTGCAATTTCTCTATCTTCTCAGGATGCTTCTCGGGTATGGTGGTCTGATCAACGTTGAATACCGAATAACATTTAAGGAAGGGACGACGTATACATTGTATCTGTTCACATCCCGGGAGTCTGTTATATTCTTGAGAGGTGTATCTCTTTCCGTCGGCGCTATAATATACTGAATCCCAGAAGATAATCGGTAAAGATTGAGAGCCTTTGTTAATCCTGGCGCCTAACTTATTAGCTTGCTTCAGCGTGCAAAAGATTGGATACCTATATTCTTTATCCACGCAGCCCCAGGTCAAAATCAGTGCATTTGCTCCTCTGTAGCTTACTCCTTCCAGGTTTACTGGACCGGCGCCGTAATTGCAACCGATCCAACCTTTTTCCCATTTACTCAATCTCATCGCCTCCATGCGTGCAATCATCATTTCTGCGAATTTGTCAATAACCTCTGTAGTGTGCTGTGATAGTTTCATGATTGTATATTTTTAAAGTTAAACATTGATTAATCCATTACGAATACGCTGATGTAGCTGATGTTTATCATTGAGTCATTAGCCAGACTTTCTGCGGTTGCTGTGGCTTCGGCGCATGAGTCTGCCATAATCTCATAAGTAAGTACTTCGCCGTCTTCTCCGTTAACCTCTACTTGGTAAATGTTTTGTGAGAACATATAACTCTTTCTGTTTCTTTTTGATGTGCCGTTATTGGCAATTGCGATGTGCTGCTGAACTGAACTTGTCATAATTGTAATTTTTTATTGTTAAACATTTAATTTTTACGTGCACAAGAAACGGGCAAGAAACAGGTATGCAAATGCAAGGGATGTCAAATAAATTTTAACCGTAGGGTAAAAAATATGGATTAGAAAAGCCTTTCCCATATTTTTTTAAAATTTGTGCCGACAAGCAGTGCGTGCCCTTGCAGAATACCGCTTGCCGTACCTTTGCAAAGGAAAAATAAGTGTTTGACATAAAGAAAATTACACAAGTACAGTCAAAGCACCAAGGAAAGACAATAATGGTATATCAAGAAGAAATAGACAAATAATGTATGTAAAAATGTTTACCAAGTAGAGGTCAACGGAGATGTCGGCAGCCATAGATTAAAATTGGCAGTCTCAGAAGCAAAAGCCACAGCAACAGCAGAAATAAGGCGCAAAAATTTAGAAAAACATCAGCTACATCAGCGTATTTGTAGTGGATTCAAAAAACGGGAAAAATCATGGAACTATCACAGCACACCACTGAGGTTACATAATATCTAATAAATGATGATTGCACGCATGGAGGGGATGTGTTTGAACAAAGAAAAGGCCGGTTGCCATTACGACACCCGACCATAAGAAGAAGTAAGCCACTGAAGAGCAACTAATCCGAATAAGAATTGACTGTGACTGCGTGGAATTGAAGAGCAGGAAACTTTTCCACGCCGATGCAAAGCGTATCAAAGGCGTCAGAACCATCTGTTCGGCCCTCAAGCTTATCTTCTTCAGTTTCCGCTAACTTCTCGCCGCGTTTATCTTTCTCACCGTTATAAACTCCGGCAGACTCCAGGGATATGATAAGATCTGGATTGTTGTCCCGATTTATTAGGACAAGGTGATTAGCCCTACCGCGAAGCATCCTGTTAATAAGAAGATTCTTATCAATATGTCGCATTGGTTTGCCGATATAGACAGCCCTGACAATCCATTGAGCACTCTTAAGCCGACGTTCAATATATTTATGAAAGTCATCGTTGTGCAGCGCATAGTTATTGCCAACAAAGGTTGCGTCATAATAGAACACAATCTGCTTACGGCGATGATAAGAGTAGTACGCAAAGAAATCATCCAATAACTCCGGGAGCTTACGCTCATATTTAACAAAAAAGGACTTAAGAACACGCAGCTTACCTGTCTTGTCCACTTGCCCAACGACAAGCCAGTTGATATTAGCATTGGCGTCAAACGCTATACAAAGGGGAAGATTCGGGTCGCAATCTTTGTCCAAACGGCTGTCCTCGGTCACATTCCCGACATTGGCAAAATTCAGATTGCTATAATTAGGCGCAGTATAATAATTAAAATCAGACCTCAATCCGGAGTAAAATCCATCCGCTGATATACCTATATGCTGGCACATGATTGATGTGGCAAAGGTAAGTGGTGGCAAATCTCGTTTAGCTCGGCGGATAAAGTCCTCTCCCAGCAACGCCAAATTTTCAATAGATGTATATTCCTTGTATAAGAGGCATTGTGAGCGCAACTGATTAAGTTGAGCTGTCAGTGCCTCAATTTTTTTCTGTAAAGTTTCTGCTTTATCAGGATATCTGTTTACTTTTTGCTTTAACCTCCAGATGTAATATACAAGTCCTTCAATCACCTGCACCAGTTCATTGTCCATCTGTTTTTTGTAATTGAGAAACCATGAGCCTTTTTTGGTAACAGGCATATCGGAAGTAATTGTCAGTCCGTGGTGCATGTAGAAATTGCCGAAGTACATCTGGTTGCCTCGGTTAGCCTGAAATGTCTCGTCCTTGAGCTGCTCATAATCGATAAACTTTGCTTCATCGATTATTACGTAATCGAGAGACATTGAGTTACTTGTTCCCTTGCGGTCTTGGCTGATTATGTTAATGACAGAGCCATTGTAAAATGATATTGTGTTTTCCCAATTGGAAGGCGTGAAAAGCGGCGTCTTCCAATGAAGTCCCTTCCATGGGCGTTTGCCCACGACATAATGCAAGTCACGCTTATAACCCCACCGCTCGAGGTGGATAAGCATGGATGGCAAGATGTTTATAAGGCAGCGTTTGACAGACGGGGCAACAAAACCACCCATTGAGCCGGGCATACCTTGTACGCAGGTAAGCGCACGTACAGCCTGTACTGCACCCTTGCCAAAGCCACGGCCGCACACAGCGACGAGGTCGCGTGGCATGATGGAGAGCAGGTACATCTGCCCATCATTAAAGTATTGCTTCGTCTTATTGTTGCTCGTCATTTATTTCTTCGTAGTCAATAACCTGCGCATCAAGGTCAGTAGAATATTTCTTGTTGAGAGACTTTATCCGCTCGCGTAGATGAGGTATCTTTTGGATGCCGATAACGGAAGGATCATCGGTAGGCTCGAATATCTGCGGAATAATCTTGTCGAACTCAATCTCCGCTTCATCATTCTTGTCAGTACGGTTGTTGAGTATACGGTTTTTCTCAATCTGTGCAACCGACCTGTAATCTTGTAATCTGCGTGCAGCCTTCAAATCATCCTCCAGGTCTTTATTTATTTTCCAACGCATAAACTCCTTGTTGGCCGACTGGATGTTTCCCAAAAGGAGCTGCAAAAGGCGGACATCATCGTATGCCTGCGACTTGGCTACGCGAAACATAGCTATATCATAAGCCACGATATCGGCGTCGAATTTGGATGGGAACTGCAACCAATACGCATAAAGTCCTCGTATTCTGTGTATACGCTCAAAGAGCCTAGGATTAACCCTAAGCTCTTGCAGCTCATCGTCGTTAAGAGTAACGTAACGAGAATATTCATCTATGTCAACAGGTAGACTCATTATATATTTGCCTCTGATAAGGTTTTGAGAAGCAGCTCCTTACAAGCGGTCAGCGCGTAAGGAGAGCCGGCGTTAGCAGTGGCTAACATTCCTTCGCGCATGTCATATACAGATGTCATGACCCCATGCAGATAACGCTTGCGTACTTCCGTTCCTTTTGTTGAAATTTCGTCAGACAATGCCGTCTCGTCCAATTGAAGATATAGAGCTGTTTCCTTGGGCGTCATCAGTCTTTTGCCGCACTCTTCGATTTGATTCATCAAGTCGGTTGAATAGTCCATCTAACTGATACGATTGATTATTAACTAAATTACTTAATCCTGAATACAATGATAGAAATGTCTCTTGGTCAGTTGTTATCAATGTACATTCAGCTCTGTCTCCGTAGGTTTGATTTTGCGAGGTGATGACACTGACAGTCCAATGGTCATTTTGCACGAGGACAATTTTGGAATGGTTCATGGCAAGGTAAACGGTATCGAAACATGCAGACATAAGTCGGTATAATCCGACTGTCTTACGGGATGCTTTAAGATCTGCGACAAGCACGCTGTGATTTATCAAGTGCTTTTTTTTCAGTCTCAAGAATCCGGAAAGAAAAGCATCAGATGTCGAGAATGTACTGACATATACATCAGCTCGTCCGGTCTGCTCGAGTATCCATCCGAGCAGACCGAGAGTGTGCAGTCCTGTGCAAAGGTAGCTCTGGTATGACGATGTGTCATTCCTGAGCGGTTTCAGCAGTTCCTTTATTTTCATCGAAGTTAATTTCAGTAAAGACAGGTGCCAGTCGTGTAATCATGTCGTCAGAAAATGATTCGCCGGCATTAAGGATTACATTGATTCGCTGTGCCACCTTTTCTTTAAGTTTAATGTACTCCTCTGAGCCCTTGTCTGTCATGGTCTCCAGTTTCTCGAGATTTTTCGATATGTAAGCACGTGCATTTGTTACATCCTTGACAGTAATTTCGGTAGATGAAGAATCAGCAGAAGATTCAGCCTGCTCTGTTTTCTCGCCAATTTTATAACTGTCGTAGACAGCAAAGTCCTTTTTATATGCGTACCATGTTTCTTTAAGTAGCTTCAGGTACTCGTATCTGTCGCATGGTTTTTCAAGTTCTTTGCAAGTATTATAAAGCTCCTTGATTTTCTTCCATCGTTCTGCGTTGGCATCCCACAGTTGCTGAATTTCAACAGGCAGCTGCTCATGGTCCGCACGCTTGCCAACAGCAGAAGCGTCTTGTGTCTCTTCACCTTCATTCTGATTTTCGGTTGTATCTATTAAAGGTGTAATAGCAGGAAGAATCTCAGCCTCGAGAGCCTTGACATCAGATCTTGTCATGTGGTCCAATCTCATTGGCAGACGTTTCTTAAGTTCATAGATTATTTTATCCTCGTATCTTTCCGGGCGTCGCATAATGGTGTTAAATAGCGCTTGATTACGTGTAAGTTTTAACACGTATGTTGCGCCCTGTACAAGGTCGTCTTTGCTGTGTTCAGGCTTGGCGAGCCATGTCTGAATTTGCGCAGTAAAATTATCATCGAATTTAACCATACATAAAAAAGATTTAAAGGGCCAGACACTTCGTGTCAAGCCCAAACAATGAGAAATTTACAGATTAACCACCAACACCAGGTGATAATGTTCCATCAGCAGCGTTTATGTCGCCTGCTTCGGTTTCGATTTTTCCAACATAGAATGGAGCCGGGTATTCGTCAGTGGCTTCGGCTGTGACAGTCGTCATGTTGCTGTCAGTAGCAGCCTTACCGGTATCCTGACCCAATGAATGTTCCGGACTAAAGGCTTCTGAGCCTACGACGCGGAACTTACCGTTGCGCTGCGGCACAAGGTAAACCATTTCATCGTTGTTCGCCTCGGCAATGTATCCACTGACTTCCTCTTCTGTTCCCGGCATGTTCATAGTGGCAGTAACTTTAAAGGTCTTAGAGCCATAAGTACCTTGTGACTCAACCTGCAACTGACCTTCATTAGGTACTAGCGCTATTCTGTGCCACTTTTTATCAGCTGCCATAACAAAGTCACCCTCATATACATTAATTGTATCGAGCGTTGCCTTCGTCGAACGGTCTATTTTCGGCCACGTTACGATGTCCCTCTTTGAAGCTCCGTATACATATGAGCGTATACCTGGCAATGACTTCTTCCCTTGGCAGAAGTCAATGTCAGCATACAATGTTTCTTGATCAGTACATTTGTTTGCCATAATTTCACTTTTTTAATTATCCTTCTGTTTTTTCCCAAGCTGAGAATGATTCTTTAGACACCGACAAGAATTGTGTGCCGAAGAACATGTTAGCAATAAAGTCTACGTCATAATGATTGTCCAATGACTTTTCGACGAGATATTTTTCATCGTCAGACTTTTGGTTAAAAAGTGCCGTGATGTTGGACTTCGGAGTCAAAAGTAAAAAGTCATCAGGTACATTTGCCAATGGGACCAGCTCGACGTTAGAAGCTCCCTCCAATGTCTTCTTATCGTAAGAATTATTGTACGGAAGTGAACCATGATTCAGTTGGTAAGCCTCGGTATAGTTATGGTACGTCATGTCTGACATAAAGTACTTTAGTTTCTGGCGACGAAGTTTAACGTCACGAGACCAGAAGAAATCTTTAAGGATATCCTCTGCATTTTCCGAAGTAATGCTTTCAAGTGATTTTTTCAAGTTACCTTTTTCCTCAGAAATTAATACCGTACTTCGTTCATTAGTACCGGCTATATCATTGTCAACGATAGTTTTGAAGCCGTTGAAGAACTTATCAGTACTAGTGAAGTCTCCGCTGTCATGCTTGGCTGTAAACATATTCATAAACAGATTCTCGCCCAGCTGCTTCATTATATAAGCACAAACCTGAAGGACTATCGGTACATTCTTCAGTCCATCGCCCTTGGTGATATTAGAGCCCCATATAGTCTGGTATATGGCGTTCGGGTCAATCGGCTCAATACAGTTTCCGAAAAAGGTCTCGAGGACTCTTCCCTCAATAGAGACATTTCCATCACCTTTTTTGTCTTTCTTGTAATTACCCAACTGGAACTTTCCGCTCATTTCAGAAACAGTCTCGCGGTATCTGATGCCTGTGCGAATAGTCATGTGTTGCAGTGCTTCGCCCATTGCGAGCATCGGCTGCACTATCAGTTGCTGACGATATGTTTGGAAAGTTTTTGTCAGTTCTTCCGGTGTAAATGTGATATTTCCTAACTTTGCCATAATCAAATGTCTTTTACGATGTTGTACAAGTCACTAGCTTCGAAGGCCGTTTCTTCAATTTCAGTCATATCATCCGTTTTGTCGCCTGCCCCGGATTTAAGAGCATTAATCTGCTCGTCGTCTTCTTTACTTTTTTTCTCAAGTGTTTCCACCTTTGCTTGGAGTTTTGCGATTTCCTCGTCCTTTGTCTTGACATTAGCCTCGAGGCCGGCTATTTTGTCGTCAGCATCCTTGAGATGCTTGTCTACAGCCGAAGCCTGGTCATCAGTAAGTAAAACATTTCCCTTGTCATCCGTCGCAAGATTCTGCAATTTAAGGACGTTCAGGACTTTTTTAAATTTGTCTGTCATTTTGTTATAATTATTTTCCGCGTGTGGGTTACGGATGAGGTTCTGGAGTCCATGCCACGTCTTCTGCAAAAAGCTCTGAGTTGGATTACCGTTGTCATCTGCAATCAACGACAGTTTGTTGTCCTCTGCAGAAGGCAACGGCGGTATGCCTGCATCCTTGTATATTTTTGTGTAATTATTAATGAACGAAGAATTGAACTCATTAGCAGCTTTTTCTGCAGAAGCATCAGTCCTGATGGAGTCTACAAGGCCGAAGTCAACGGCTTGTTGCGCCGTCATCCAGTTGCCTTTCTTCATCTGCTTTTTGCACTCGTCAATGCTTTTACCTGTTTTATCAGCATACATGGAAGCGAGAACGTCGTCAAATGTATTAAGGCTATCACGCTGTAGCTTTAGGTCGTCAATCATCTTGTCAATGGCTTCCTTGTTTGCCTGTTCGAATCGGTCTATCCATACGGAAACGTTGTGTATGAGGAAAAAGGACCCTTTGACAATATCAATGGTCTTGCAACCAAGCATGGCAATCGTTGAGATTGAAGCGTTCATGCCAAAAGCATGAGCATGTACCCGGCCATGGTCTTTGAATGCCTGGTGCATCTCGAGTCCATCCTTGACGTATCCGCCTAGGCTGCAGAAGCCAATGTGCACGTCTTTGTTCTTGTTCTGCTTAAGCACATAGCGCACATAGTCAGCGGAACAGCCATTCCACCAACTGCCTATAGTACCAGATATAACTAATTGATATTCCATTTGATATTTTTCGCCAAATTTATAATCAAATGGTTTGAGAATAAAATACGCGTTACATTATATATGGAATAGTTTTGTCTGATGAATATGTCACATTGATAGTGTTCAATTGGTTGTCGGTCGCCAACTCCGGCGCCGTTTCAGTCAGCGTTGCAACAGGATACGGTCTGTTTCCGTCACCAATTAACCTGTATGTTCCATCAACGAGGCCTATTCGCCAAAGGTATGGCACATCAAGATTTATCGCCTCAGGTGTGTATAGCTGTAGTTCTGCTGTGAATACTCTCGTTTTGGAGTCCAATTTATCCTTTATGGTTAATGTCCCATGTCTTTTTATGTAAATTTCCGTCCATTTGACAGTTGGGAATTTAACTCGGTCAACATCTATCCAATTAGCCTTGTCACTACCGTTGAGAGGATAGATTTCCACACTTTTTACCAACTTAAATATTTTCATACGTTCATGTTCGTTTTAAAACGGACTGATTGTGCGCGAACAAATTAGTAGCACTTGTCCATAATTTTTTTATAAATCTTCGCTATTTCTTTTTTTATTTCTGAGGTCAATTCCATTTTTCAGGTAAGAGTTCCTCATGCGCTGGTATCTCATCTTGATAGTGTAATCATATTCTATTGAGATGCCGTTGTTCTCACACCATGCCTGGATTGCTCGCAATACAGTGCATCCGCAGTCGTGCAGGTCATTAAGATCTTTCCACATTTGCAGGCGGAATGTATCCTCGATGCATTCTATTACTGCAGCCTTCGCATATTTGCCAAGGTAATGGTAAGAGATGACGGGCTTTTGCTTGCTGTCAGGGATGTATACAGCTACTTCGTCTTCCGACTTCATCTCAGGGACTTCATCGCGAGGTTGTGTAGTAAGAAATCTCCTGATTGTCGCATTCTCGGCAGATTGTGGTGGAAACGCTACAGGATTGCCGTAGTGGAATGTCAACCATTCTTTGATAAAAGGCTTAACTTTTAGGTAAACAAGAAACTTTTCCATAGACATTTTCTTGCAAATTTAACAAAGTTTCCAAATATTCCCACAAAAGAAGGAAAATATTTCCTCCTTTTATTTTAATGCAACTCATACAAATTCTTTCTGTGTTTGATTTTGCAATAAATTTTTGTGATAATGCAATTAAGTGAAATTCTATATCTAAATTATTGATAATCAATGTAATTATAATATCACAAGAGATATATCACAAAAAATAAAGACGGAAAAATTTTGCAATATTAAAAATGGGAAAAATGTCTATCACAAAAAAATAAAGTTTGTGATAAAATTGTGATAAATTCGTGATGCGTTTGTTTGCTTTCTAACTTACTTATATTAAATGATTTATCTTTTTTCAAACACAACATTACAAAATCACAAATTTTTAGTAGTAAATAATAAAGTGGGGTTAGGGGAGCGTAAAAGCAAAGATGCAAATAAGTGTAAACAAATAAAAAAAAGTGATACTATTCTCACGAACAATATCACTAAACTAATATGATTAAAAGAAGATTAAAATGGCTGAGTTGTATTAATAAGTTCTTCCGGGACATCTTTTAACAAAAAATCATTGTCATCGTTATATACAGGCGCTGAGCGCAGATATACCATGTCCTTAGTTTTGACCTCGCCTGATGGCGAGGTAACGCTTTTTTGGATTCTACCGGAAGAGTTCTTATACTCGTCTGGGTTCAATTCGTCTATCCAGGGGCATAGCTTGACGAACGAGCATAACTTGCGAGTGAACGACTGCATTGTTATCTTGTTAGTTTTTGCGTAATACATGTAATCCTCGAGCACTTTATCCCTCTGCAGGAACTTGTCCAGGTTGCCGGATTCACGGCTGAAATAACCATTTGCCCAATCTTCGAAGTTCGTACCCATATCGGCCTTGAATTTCCTCTTAATAATGTTTTCCATGGGTGGCAATATCTTTACCGGCTCTTTGATTAATTGCAAGTAAAATGCGCAGCATTGGAGCCAGAAGTTTATGTCTGCTACCCATTCGTCCTCGGTGTAATCCCTGCCATACAAGTCTTTCCCGAAGTCGTCACGAATGGATCGTGTCTCCAGGTAATTATTATCCTCGGTCTTCTGATGATAGTAGTCGCTGAAGACCATGTATAAGAGCCTGGCCTCGGATGACGGATCGAAGTCTGAAGGCACATAGTTCGTGGTAAAGGCTATCTTCGGGCTATCCTCAAAGGGTATTGTAAATGACTGGTTGTTCTTGGGGTTGACAGTCATGTCCGAAGTAATATTGTCGTAAAATAGTGACGTATTGAGATAGCGGTCACAATCATCAAGCAGCAGCATCTGGGTATGCTGGGTGACTTGGTCAAAAACGTGTGGGTTGTCCATAAGTTTTGGATTCCGGCCGGACAGCTTGACAGTTTTCTGTAACAGCGACAGCGTCTTGAAAAAGAATGACTTGCCGCTTCGGCCATTACATTCGTTGTCTTCTCCGATCTTATTGTCCATGGCCATTGGAGCCCATGCACGGGAAGGCGACTTGTAATGGTGTAGCATGTATCCGAAGCTGAATATTTTGTTTATAAGGTTCTTCTTCTGTTCTTCGATTTCTTCGGTTGTAAGGCCTTCGCCCGATATGTCGAATTTATGTTCAGCATGATATCTCAACGCTTCTTCCTTCTCTTTGTTTTCAAAGTTATATTCCAGTTCCTTACGCCAGAACAGTCTTGAGGTATTTATAAGATAGCCGAAAAAATGGCTGTTGACATTATGTATTTCTATGTCAAAGCTTGGACGTCCGAATTCATCCTTGCATGCTTTAATCGTGAAAGCGTCAGGTTGCTTTTTAAACGTATGCGGAATGACGGAGTCTTCCCAAACATAATTATGCAGATCGTCACTGCCAGGCTCATACTCTATGATAGAATCAGAACCAGGAGCGGCATTCTTCACTTCGACTGTTTTGTTTGGAAAGAAAAACAGCTGCGATATGTTAGTATATGATGTGAAGTTAAGGTCGATTTCTTGCAAGCTTTCAAGCGCATTATTAGCCAATTTTGGCGTGTTAAGTATAAGATTAAGTATGTCTCTCTCCTCGAATCTGTCAATTACCCATTTGCGGACAAATTCCTTGATGTCCTTAACTGTCACTTTTTTCACGATATTACCATGTATGCGGACGAATTGTGTTACCGTTGAATTATCATCGTGAAGAGCGTAGAAGCCATTGAGGTTGAGAAAATTGAATAAGCATGCTGTGTCTATCTCATGTTTCCACCGGCCATCTTTATTTTGGTAGCTTATCCAAAACTTTGCCGGCATAGCAAGCTTCATCAGATCCCTGAAGTTTTTCTTTTCTGACCTTATTTCCATCCAATCACGTAAGTCCTTACGTGGCCGTCCTCTGTTATCTTTATATGTAGTAAGCCAAGAAGGTAACCATATAGTATGGATGTCAATGTATTTCAACGCTAGTTCTTTTCCCTTGCGTTTGCCTGTATCGTCAATGTCAGGTATATTATACAACACTTCGACATACTTCATTATTTCCTTATATTCTTCCGGGGATAACTGGTAAGTTTCGCTGTTGAACCATAGAGGATGAAAACCAAGAGATCTGCAGCACAAGGCATCACGCTCGCCAGAACAGATAAAAGCATGTTGGAGCTTTTTTTCTTTATATGGCTTATCATCATCATTCGTTTTGAGCCATTCCCTTTCTTCGTTGGCGTTATAAACTCTATAAGCTTCCTTTAACTCAAACAGACCATTTATATAATATCTTGGTTTCTTTCCTGCCGGCGTGTAAGAGAATCTGAACCCCTTATCATAATTCAACGGCTCGTAAACCTTGTAAAATTTCTCTTCGGGATTATCTCCCGTAGCCTCTTTAATAATGCATTCACGGATAAAAATAGGATAATGTTCATTTGAATACTTTACGGTAGTTGTCCTATTCTTGACGTTAGTTATATACTTGACAGAATGCCAATGCAACGCATCAACAGTGTCTTGAGTAACACGTGGTCCGAGTAAGTTCAATTCAGATTCGCTGAATGATTCTTTAAGCTCAAACTTTCTGGAACCATCAGGCTCATCAACTTGAGCATCCCTCTGTCTTATATCCGGTTTGTTGAGATTTTTTTTGATTTCATCAGAAATACCGTATATAGACGCGAGTTGCAAGATTGCCTCGTTAAATCTAGAACGGTCATATCCGTGTTCATTCATCCATAACGATATCGCATTTTCGCCTCTGCCTTCTCCACCGAAGTCAGTAACTTGCCATATTCTTCCGTATTTCGCAGAATTATATTCTCGCAAAGATGCAGACGGCGTTTTCTCGTCTCGTATGGCAAAGTGCTTCTTTCCGTCCAGTGCAGCACGTGCTTGAGGATAGAGGTCCAAGATAATCCTTAGGCCTCCGTCCGTTTTTTTTAATATATCTTCTGCTTTAATCATATTATATCATTTGCTTTTGCCAAAAGTATGAAGATAGGATTTCTATTCAAAATACAAACTATAAATCAAAGTATAAATTTAATTGTTGGCATTGTAAAACATCAACGTTGAATGCATATCCGAACAAAGGATCTTCTTCCATATTGTCAGGAAACTCATCAATCAAACCTTTTAAGCAAAAACCTATCGCTCCTTTGGGTTCTAATATTATAGGAATCCATACAAGCGTACAATTAGAACTTTTGCTTACTGCATAAGCAATCCCATTATGGAATCTGACAAGTTCAATGTCTTTAGGTAAGAAATCATTCGATTTAATTGATTTTTCGTAATCTGACGCTTTAACGTGGAATGGCCTATTTCCATCGCCTATTTTATAATATGCAGTCAATGCCATCAAGAGACGTATAAATGGTATTAATTTTTTTGGCAGTTGCAATTTAAATTCTTTCATATCCAATTTTAAATATTAATATAAATGGTTTAATGTGTATTAGTATTTTCAGAAGGGAAACTTTGCAAAACTTCTGTTAATGCGGTAATTAATTGCTCAACATCTCTTTTTTGCAAAGTGACAAATATAGAATCTTTTACATCATCAAGAATTGTAAGCTGTGGATTTTTAGGCCATGGGAAAGGAGCATTAGGATCGTATTTGCTCAAGATGATTTTTCCTCCTTTTAATTTCAATGTTTTCATATAGATTTATATCTTAATTGTATAATTCCTTGTTGTTCATATAGACGTAATTTAAGCAGGTCATTCTCTGTAGGATGTATCTCATTTTCGCCGTTAATAGTGATGCCCTTTGGTATGTTAAGCTCTTTTTTTATCCTGCTTATTAATTCATAATCTTTTGTTATCCAATAGACACATATCATGGTAATTGTTCATTTTGTTTATAAAATATTTGGTGTCAGATTCACAACATGTCAGCGTAATTTCTTTAACACCAGGAACAACACTTTGTCTTACTCGCATTTCATATTGATGTTCCTCTTCAAGCATATCATCCATGAGAATGCAGACAGATCTACTAGATAAATTGTATATAATAGTATTCATATCAATTAAAGAATTTTATTTATATGAACTTCCCTAATTATAGAACGAGAATTTTTCAATTTCAATTTTAATTTTATCCTGTGAAGTATCGTCTTGATTGTATTCGGACTCTTGCCCATGTATTCAGCAATTTCACTAAATGTAACACCTTCAGAATACATAGAAGCAACATTTTTTTCTAAGCAAGATAATTTTACATCTTGTTTACTTTTAGGATTACAAATTACATTTTCAAATTGGCAGTGTCCACCTCTTAAAGGACATTTAACCATTTCATAATGATATATACCATTGTAGTAATCAAGAGAGAGAAGGTCATTTTCACCAAAATTACAACGAATAAATCTCTCTGTCATAAGAAATTGATTCTGACTTTTGGCTACCTTATTAGAACCTTTCAATGGATAAGACTTAATAAGTGCCAAATATGTGTCCGGAAAAGTTTTCTTAATCATGCACAAGAGACTATTTATAATGTCTTTATCGAAACGTGTAAATCTTTTTCTGACAACACCATCTTGTGTGTAATATACATGACCATCAGGGTCATTATAAAATTCAATTTTCTTCATTCCATTCTCCTTTCTTTATTGTTGTGTTGATAACATTAAGTTCAATTGCCGTTAATCTATACCTGTTATCCGATGACAATTTCCTAGCCAAAGTAGTTGGCCTCATTTGATACTTGTTAAACATAAAGTCCAAAAATTTACTTTTTTCTTTTTTAGTCAAATTCTTGTACCAATCGCAGGGGGTTACATTTTCGATTTGTGCCATAATTGCTTTGTTTTTTTAGTGAATATTGTTATTTTTGCTGCAAATTTAACCGCAAAATTACAACTTTCCAACAAAAGCAGGAAATATTTTCTGCCTTAGATTGGATTTTAACAAAAATTAGCCATGCTGTATAAGAGAGAGACACCAGATGCAGAAGTTATTGTCGACATATTAAAGCATAATGGTATGAGTGTCCGTCAATTATCCAAACTAATGTATGGAGAGAAGACACATAGAGATGTTATCAAGGATTTACGTGCTAAACCAGACATTAGATCTTCAACATTGGTAAGAATCTGCAACTTACTTGAGATATCAATGGAAATATTATTTAAGCATGATATTAGTATCGACAATAGCGGAGATATTCCATCTATAGTTGGAAATAATAACGTTATAAATTCTAGCGTTGTCAACAATGATATAACATCACTACGAGCAGAAAATAAGGCATTGAAGTTGCTTTTAGAGGAAAAAAATCTTAGAATAGAAGATCTACGCGAGCATAACAAGGAGTTAATTTCTCACCTCAATATGCTTATGGATAAGACAGGACATATTAAGGACACAAAGAAATAAATATATTATGTCTGATAAGAAAAGAATAACAGGAACAAGGAAAAAAAAGAAAGAATTTGCAATCCTGCCTCCGCAACTACAACGGATAATATACTTAACTAAGTATTTATCCGTTTTTTGTTTTTCTAGACTTTCCTCTACCCTGTTTCAGGGCGTGCACCACAATATTTGTCGCTATATC